TTTTGTGCTGCCCGGGCCTGCGCATCAATCTCCCTCAGTGCGGCTGCTGCTTGAGCATCCAGCGCTCTCTGAGCCTCGCGTTCGCGGGCGGCGGCTGCCTTCTGGGCGGCGGCTGCTTCCGCGTCAGCCTCTTTCTGCGCTGCCGCTTGGACTTCTGCTGCCAGTCGGTCCCTGGCAGCCTCCAGTCGGCTATATGCACGCTCTCTCTGCGCTCCCAGGGCTTGGGCAGCTTTATCTCCTTTATCGCTGTCTGGACCGGAGATTGCGGCCTTGTGGGCCTCACTGAGGCGTGCATACTCACGTTCTAGCTCTTGCACCTTGATGTTGGCCATGGCTACGGCCCGGCTGAAGGAGCCCCTCAGGCTACCCTCCGCAGCCTTGCTGGCACTCTCTGCAGCCTTTCTAACGCCAGCGGCAGCTTGTCCAGCAACTTGCCCCATAGAGGCTTGCGTAGACTTCTCCACACTTGCCATTGACTTCCGGATGCTCTCACGCACGGCGCTCATCATGCTATCGACTTGTTTGCGAATATCCGCCCCGCGCACTATCAGATCCAGATATACTACGCCGGCACTTCCGTCAGCCACTGCCATCACCTCCAAATGCCCGGGCAATCATTGCCTCTAAGCCCCGCATTTGCTGCCTCAGATCTTCCGGGTCTTGCTTTCGAGCCTTACCAGCCAAAAAGCGCTGCCACTCGGACCGGATTCGCTTTTGCCAGGGGCCCATCTTTGCGATGATCTGCGGATCCTGTTCCGCCCGTACAGCCACCACCCGGCCCAATGGCGTATCATCCATCAGGCCACCAACTAGTTTGGCCCACTCTGGATACGGTAGATCCCCTTGTAGCGCCGGAAGGATGCCATACTGTGTGGCAATGCTTTGCTCGATCAGTACGGCGTCAAAAGTCAAGTCATAAACTTCCGACTCGGCACTGTTACTTTTCCTTTGGAAATCGCGCCCCAGCCTCTTCCGGGTCCTCGCCGGTCATGGCAGCCACAACCAGTTCGAACAACTGCTGATACGCAGGATACGGCATATTCATCTCCTCGATTTCCTGGGCCGCCCGCTCCCCTAATGCCAGCCTCAGAATGCCGGCTACACCTCCCATCGGGTCTTCGGCGCTTTTCTGGCTCCCAATGGTGCTCTGCAACTTCGCCACCGTCTTCTGTCGATTGTCTACAGGGTAAATCTTTTCCCCGATGCGAATTTCAGGGGTTTCGGTCAGCAATTTGCCATCCAAGGTGTACAGTTTGCTCATGATGTTTTCTCCTTTTTGTCGAGTGTTTTTAATTTTTCCTGGAATGCTTTAATCGGGATGACGTTTCCTGCGCATTCCTGTGGGATCGTCCCATAAAAAATAATCTTCTTTGGGTGCAGGCGGTCTATCATCGCTTCGTATCCCTGCAAGAATAGCCTCCTGCGCTCGGCATCGCCCATGCAGCCAACACTGGAGACTGCTACTGTCCCCCCGGCTGGCTCTCCATCGAAGCACCATTCGTAAGAATCCGGCGTGCTCCAGGAGATAGTAGGGATTACTCGGATTCCGGCCTCCTGCATGTAGGCCCCTACCCAGTGCTTGCGATAGTGATTGTAGATCTGGATTGCTTTAGGGAAATCTGTGTATGTGGAGAAATCTGGAGTCATCACCCAAGAAAATCTCCGCAAAATTGGGATGTATGCATCTACATTGGTCCACAATCTGGAAAATTGATAATCATCGAGGAAGAAATGCACTCCCTTGCTCCACGGATCCTTGCAACTCTTTACGAAATTAAATCCAATGAATTCTTCAGCCCCACTGTAGTCTTCCGGGAAAATATATGGGATCTCGTATTTTCCGGCTCCGCTAAAGATGCGGCGTTGGAGATTTTCATAGTTTCGCTTGCTTCTGTAGCTCATAGCCGTCACCACTTATTCCGCTTGGGCCTGTATACACCCCTCTTTATCTGGCTGGGCTTTTGGCCATTTTCCCGGAGTTCATAGTCGTGCGATTGATAATTCTTGTACCTAGCATCCCGCGCAGCTTTAAGCTGGTCTGCCGAAATATCCCGGTACCCTTCCAGCTTTTTGGCATTTTCCCTCATTTTGTTGTAGTCCACGTCCCTATAGCTTCCGTTTATCAGCGTCGCTCCTGATGCGGTCCGGTGGACGGTGATAAGCCGCCCACCGGTGCGAAATAAAAAGCCGGATTCTTGGGATAATCCGCTCTTCCCGCCGCGTCCACCCATGGCCGTTAAGCGCCTGCCGGCGCGGGGGTATATGTGGGTTTGCCATCGGACTGCACCTCAAACTCCAGGCCTGCCACGTTCGTGGAGTCACCGGAGCCGGGGTTAGTCACGTTGATCACGCAGTCGAATGTCAGCTTTGCCCCACTCGGAAACTCCCACTCGAACTTGGTATCACAACTGGTCCCGGTGCCCCATGCACTGTTGGCCACATAGTCGTTGCCAGGGTCCCCAACGTTGCGCTTACCGGATAGGGTGATGGTCAGCGCTTTGCCGGTCACCATCCGCCGAGTCCAGCCTTCCGCTTCCATGGGCTTCCATTCTTCAATATTGCCATCGATAGATACGGAGAAGGTTTCCAGGTCCTTGATGGTCACCATGTCAGCCTCTTCCGAACTTCGGCCGGACTTGCCGATTTTGAATTTGTTCTCAAAAACGGGGTATACACCTGTTTTTGTTCCAGCCATTTTGTTCACTCCTTCTTGTAAATCAGTTTTAGGTTTATTGCATACTCGAATACGCCGTCTGGGCCTCTCCCCAAGGGCACAGGGGCCGCGCCCGGATCAGCACAAGCGACTGCCGCACCGCCTATATCGGCCCCTGTTAGCCCGTAGAACAGGCCCCACAGGGCATTTGCTTTGGCCTCTGCCTCCGGTTGGCTTTTCCCCCAGCGGAGCAGCAGCCGGGCGTAGAGAGTGCCGTAGCTGGTGCATGCGGGGCCACCGATGGCAATGTGGGCAGGGCCTTGGTTAGGACTGGGATACACCCCTAGGAAGCGCTCTGCGTTGCCATCCACACCCCCTAGCTGGATCCGTCCGATATAGTCTGGGTCTTGGGATTTGATCCAATTTTTCAACTGTTCGGTGGTCATTTTGGCATTGCCTCCTTCAGCGCAGCAGCAAAAGTATCCCTTGCCAGGCTTTCCTTTTTTCCACTATCTTCATAAGGCCCATACCACTCAGCGCCAGCGTTCGGATTGTTCGCCTTCTGAAAGTTGTATTCTGGGTGGAAATACAGCCTTCTGGCGTACGAGGTATCTGTCGAAAGTCTGGTGTGGATCTCTTCTCCATCCTGAAACTGGTCCGCCTGCAAGGTGCTCTGCATGCGGCCTGTATCAAATGGCATTGTCTGAGCTGCGACAAGATCAGTCTTGACCGCTTCCATTGCTTTCAGAGCCGCACGCCGCACCTGCTCTTCCGTTGCCGCAAAAGCGGCCGCATCCAGCTTGATTTCTACAGTGGCCATTCACATCAGCTCCAGCCTGGTATAGTTTACCGTCCCATCCGGATTCCGGCACTTGCCGCCCCGATAAATTATCCAGGACTTGCCGTAGATCTCCACCGTGCCTGCCAAGATGTCCACTTCCGGGGCAATGTCGCCATCAAATAGCGCTGTGCCGCTCAGCTGGATCAGATGCTTTTCGACATCCATGATCTGCCTGGGCTTATCCTGCCAGTTGCACGGCAGCTCCATCGTTGCCACCACGTTGGGCGCGCCGCCCTCGCTTGTGCCATCAGTCAGAGTGATGGCGCACAGCGTCCTGCACGCCCTGGGCGGAACCAACCGGGGCCACATCAAGGGATCAGCCGGGACGCAAGTCCCGACTGCCTCAGCTGCGCCATGGTGGCATTGTTGGTAGTGATGCTGCCCTGAGATGCGGTACGGCTACTGTCAAAACTCATGGATACGCCATTAATCCCATAGCTGGCCAAGGGGCTTTGCAGCTCTTCGCCATAGGCGTACAAAAAGGCGGCGTGATAGCACGTCGCCTTTTTGATTTTCTCTCGCTGGAACGGCGTAAGGCTTTCAAACCCCGCCTTCCGGATCCGCCCGTAGCACAAGGCGTCTACCTCATCGCTGGCCCTCTCCAGCTGATCAGCGGCCTCCAGGGAGCCGCAGAGCTCGGCCAACTCCTCCGGCGTTGCATATGCCATATCAGGTCACCGCTGCAGTGTCTACGTCCACATAGACGCTGTCCACCTGGCCATTTTTTCCGTTCGGGAAGGTGAAAACATCGGATAGCTCCCGTTCTTGGTACAGGTATCCGTCCCCCTCGGTGTGGGCGCCGGGGTTGAAATAGTAGATGCTGCTGATTTTTGGCACCAGCTTGGTGGTCATAGGCGTGGCGATCAGGACGTTGATCTTGTGGGCGCTGACCTTCTCGTAGTAGGTGCCCAGGCTCTCCGCTGCGGGGCTGTTGACGGCGGTGTAGTTGCTGCCGGACTTGGTGTAATAGGTCTTGCCCGATGCAATGGCCGTATCCTTGGTCAGGACGTAGTTGTCCGCCGCAGGCTCAAATCCGCCGCCGTCAGGAGAGAAGTCGAAACTGTCGTAGAATACTTCATCATCAATGACTTCCATCACCGGCACTCCGTCAATGTCGGTCACCCGGGTTTCGATGCCAGTCCCGCCGTCCGCCACCTGGGTTACGACGATGTTTCTGGTAAACTCGGAGGACTGTTCCAGGGCATCCATGATGGCGCTGGACACGTACATGATCAGGCCGCCCTTGGCCTTATACCGGCGCAGCTTGCCAGCAGCCAGCATGGACTTCAGCTTGCCGAAAACGGTAGCCTTGGTAAAATCTGCTGCCGCCGTCTGGCTGTGGTAGCCGTCCAAGGACTGGGCGGTAGCTGCCACTTTGCTGAAAAACAGCGCGTCCTTCTCCGGCGCACTCTGGGTGCGGGTGAACACCTGGGCGATGTTCTGGATGCTGGCCGTGGCGTTGGATTCGTCCACATCAGCCTTGTCCACCAAAAATTCCACATCCCGGTCGTGGGTCACAGTGAAGGGGTGATCGGTCTGGGTAAATTCGCCCCGGTTCCATCCGCCGTTCCGGCTGTGCGCCTTGAAGCCGCTCACCGCCATGCTGGTGAAATGGAAAGTCCTGGCGTCCAGCCAGCGAACATTGGTGGTGATGAAGGGGGTGCACAGGGTTTCCTGCGTCATGATTTCCAGCAGTTCAGGCTGCCAGACTTCTGCATAATTTACAGTGTTGGGCATAATGTTCTCCTTTCTTATTTAAAGCGATTCCACCGCTTTTTGCTGTCGCCTCCATCGGCTTTGGTGCCCTTGGGTTTCCCGGACGCATCCGGATCTGCCCCCAGCTTAAAGCCGCCGGATTTCTTCTTGCCGCCTTCCGCTTTCCATTCGGGGTGCCGCTTCAGTACGTTGGCCATGGCCTTGGCCACAGCTTCTTCGGTCACTTCTCCGGCTGCTTGCGCCTCAGCTGTAGCCAGTGTGACGGCATCCTGAATCATATCCGGCGCCACGCCGGCAGCGTAGGCGGCCAGCTGGCTTCTGGCGGCCAGCAATTCGGCGGTCAGCCTGGCGGTTTCGGATTCTCCTTCCGCTTTGGGCTCGGGCGGCTCTTCTGCAGGCTTTTCCACAGCGGGGTCCTTTTCTCCACCTTCCGGCTTTCCATCATCGCCACTGTCGTCTGCTGGTTTATTGGGGGCGGGGGGCTCTCCTTCTTTTTGCTCCTTGGGCTTCTCCTCCGCACCGGTGGATTCAGTGGCAGCTGGTGTGGGAGAAGGCTGTTCCGTCTCTTGCTCCTTGCCCTTTTCGGATTCGGGTTCTGCGCCAAGCGCCTGTTCCGGCTCGTCCTTCTTGCTTTTCTCCATGTTTTCTGCTCCTTTCTGCCCTGTGGGGGCCAAAAATGGGTATGAAAAAAGCAGCCTGTTACAGCTGCTTCGATCAACAAAATATTGTCATTCTCCTCTGTACTGGCAACGGCCATTTTGCCAAGCCGCGCAGTTTCCTTCCAGACAGTCCACAAATTTTGCTTCGTTGTGGTCAACGGTCTGCTGCATTGTCATTTCGCCGTCTTCACCGTATTCATATACGGTTTGTGATGTTGTGCTTCGTGTAACAGCGTATGGACATTTCATGTTATATCCTCCATGTGGCCATAGAAAAGGGGCCGTATTTCTACAGCCCCAAATAACCTGGACTTTGGCAGGCGTACCATTCTCCTGCATCTCTCGGGTTGCCCCTGTCAATACCGTCGGCGTGTGGTCGGTACGGAATCTACCACCTCAAAGCCCAGCCTTATTCTATGTGCATTATAGCACGCTTATTCCAACTTGTAAAGTATTTCCTTGTTGTGAATCAACCGGTCCCATTCCTTCTGGCGGATCTTCAAAAAAGTCAGTATAGAGTTTTTGTACTCTGGAGGATCTTCAAAGGTCGCCAGCCGAAGCGCAAGCCGAAATCTCTCTGAGCCGCCTTCTGTGGCAACCTCTTTCAGGACCATTGCGGTATTAGCCCGTCCATCTCTGATAATATAATCGGGATTCCGAATTGCTTCCGGTATATAGGAACGAAATCTTTCGTAATCAAGCGGGTGCCGGTCCCGAATGTGCTGAATTCGCTCCTCCGTTATGACGACCTCTTCTGTGGTCATCTTATCTGAAACGCACCTGTATTTCTCAATATCAAGCCGTGTAACTGCGTTCACCGAGCCTTCCCTTCTACCGCACGTACCGGGTTCTATTATGGCAGCTTCTTGACATTTTTCAACAACATTCCTCGATTGGCCAGCAGAAGTAGGTACATCTCGCCGGAGCATGTTTTCCGATTCCGCATTTTGCCGTACTCCGTCATGCCGCTCCCGCCAGTAGTCCCGGCGCAGCGCATCCCCATTATCGCTTATAAACTTCCGCAGATCTGCCTGCAACTGCCGGATTTCCGCACTGGCCTCTTTCCTCGCTGACGGATCCTGCAGGCCGGCTGCTTTTCGCTTGGCCTTCCGGACGGCCCGCTCCATCTTCCGCTGTACGGCTTCCAGCTTGTTGATACGTTCGATTTCCGCGATATCCATAGGCTCTGGCTTTTTGGATATCCCTTCCACCCACGTACTGATGGTATGGCGGCAGTTCGGATGGAATAGTCCGCCCTTCATGGCAATGGATAGGAACATGTATTGCTTGCCGTTCCGGCTTACGCCAAAGCTGCCACCCCTGGGACCGTTGTAATCCTGAAATACATCGTCGATGTACACGCGCCCCTGCCACGGAAGGCACGTGTCCGAACATGCGCCGTATTGGCTTACCAGCACGGTGTCGATACCCAAGGCCTCCCGCTTCCTGGCTTCTCCCATCAGCATCGCCCGGGTGGCGCAAGTTCGCAGGGCCATTTCTGCATAGCTAGCAA